AAGTTTTTGCCTGGAGTGCAATAGATACTCTTTCGAAAGGGCAGGATATATTTAACGGAGCTAATTTAATAGGAGTTGCAACACATATTTTTTATATAAGACATATTGAGGGCTTGACGGCAGAAAAATGGGTGCAATTTGATAATAGAAACTTTGATATTTTAAGCGTAGAAAATTTAGATGAGCGTAAAGATTTTATGGCTTTATATTGCAACGAAAGAGGAAGTAAAAACGACTTAACTAATTATAAAGGGATTTAAATGAAATTAAACACAAAAGGCATAAAGCATTTGAAAGCATTATCTGGTATCGACAAAGAAATAAAAGCAGGTATCAGATATGGACTTTATAATTTTGGGGATAAACTGCGTAAAGATATAAGAGCGGATATTTTAAGTAAAAATAAATCAGGCAGAGTTTATATAGTTAAAAAAGGCGATAGAAGGTTTAGGCATAGAGCATCTGCTAAAGGTGAAGCCCCTGCAAATTTAACAGGTAATTTACGGGCTTCTGTTGGTTTTGATGTGCAGGGTATAGATATGAAGATAGGTTATAGAGAAGTTTCGCAAAAAGGTAAACCTGTGCCTTATGGCAGACGGCTTGAAATAGAGTTAGAAAGAAATGCAATAGAGCAGGCAATAAATAAAAACGCAAGCGATTTTAAAGATTTTGTTTTACTAGGTGTTGACGATAAGGTTGTTAGAAAAATACAGCAGGGTAAGAGGTAAATATGAAAATAATAAAAGAAAAACTAGCAGTAGGAGAAAATGTTTTTTTCAACAAAGAAACTATGAATGAAGTATTAAGATTATGTCCTAATGGGGATATAATTTTAAGGGGTAAAAAAATAGCCAATGATAAAGAATTGGGAGTTATATTAGAAAATATAGCAAAAAGAAATATAGCAAAATAAAAAAATAAGTTAAATATGAAAGCAGAAGAGATAATACAACAATTAAGACGAACTATACCATTTATTACCGATAGTTTTACGGATAATATCTCAATATCGAGTTTAGTAAGAAGCGGTAATACTGTAACTGCAACATCGGCATCTGCTCACGGTCTTATTACTGGGAACTATATTTTTATCAAAGGTGCTAAAAATCCAGTTGCCATAACTTCTGCGGTAAGAACTGGAACAAGCGTATTATGCACTACTGCAACCGAACACGATTTGACCATTCCATTTAATTACGAAGTTTTGATAAGCGGATTTAATGAAGCAGAATACAACGGAACATTTGAATTGGTTTCTGTAACAGATAGAAATACTTTTACTTACGAAGTGCAAACTGGATTAAGTAATCAGCCGACTGGTAGCGGTATATTAAATGAGGATTTAGTTTTATCTTTTTCAAGTAGTTTAAATTTTGGTTATAACGGATATAAGCAAATTACCAAAATAGACGACACTACTTTTACATATCAAATTTCAAATACCCCAAACAGTCCTGCGACTGGAACGATAATCGGGGCTAAAAATCCACGCATAAGCGGAGCGATAAGTTTGGATGTGGCAAAAGCAAGTTACGAAAAACAAACTGCGGGTAAATTATGGGCGTTTGTGGTTATTGATGACGGGGTAGCTGGAAGAGATAGACATCAGGATAGCGATGCAAATTATGTAGGCGAAAAAACTAATTTTTATTTACAAGATTACGTGCAACCATTTAGCATTTATGTTTTTACGCCCTGCAAAGATGAATATTCCGCAAGGGGTTCACGTGATTTAATGGTTGATATAAGGGCTTATTTATATAAATCACTTTTGACTTATAAAACTAAAACTGGATTTTCAAAAGAAGAACAATATGGAATTACTGCTGTAGGTGACAGTATGGCAGAATATAATCAGTCATATTATATACATCGTTTTCAATTCGAAATTATGAGTTCTGTTTTAATAGAAGATGTATTTAGACAGTATAGCGTTGCTTTGAGTAATATAACTGTGAAAACTAAAAACGATAATGAGGTCGACATAAAAACTGACAGTGCTGATTTTTAGAGAGGTGAAAATATGAAAATAAAAATAAATAAACCGCTTAAAAACTATAGAGCGGGACAGGTGATAGAAATAAATCCCAGCGATATTTACTGGGTAAGAAGACTAAAAGATGCAGAGATAGATAATTGCATAGAAGTAGTAATCGAGGAAAAAGAAACTAAATTTAAAAGCGAGGTAAAGAAATATGGCAAATCAGCAAGTAAATAAGCCCACTATTACAAATACATTATTAGGGGCTGAATTAACGCCTACAATACAACCGCAGAAGGTTTTATTGGTAGGTCAGCAAACTGCCAGTGCAACTGCAACCGAAAAAACACTAATACAGAACTTACAGAGTATTGCACAGGTAGAAACATTATTCGGAAAGCGTTCTGAATTGGCAGGAATGTATAGGGCATTTCGTGCTATAAATACAAAAACGCAGGTAGATGCAATATCGCTAGACGATAACGGAGCAGGCGTTGCGGCTACTGGAGTGGTTGCATTTGCGGTAACAACTGCTGAAGTAGGCAGTTTAACAATTGCAGTCGGCTCACGAAAACAGCACAGCTATACTTTAGATATTGTGGCTACCGATACTGCGACAACGATAGGAGATAAATTAGTTACCGCTGTAACTGCAGATACAGAAGCTCCGTTTACCGCAGTAAATGTAACAGGAACGGTAACTTTTACGCATTCGCAAAAAGGAACTATCGGTAACGATATTCTTTTAGATGTGCAAGGTTCGGTTGGTGGGGTTACGGTTACTTTGACCGCATTTGCAAGCGGTGCAACTGACCCGACTGTAACTGGATTGTATTCTGTTATTGGCGAGACACGATATCAGAATATAGTAGCTCCTGATTATGCACAAACCGAAACATTGGCATTGTTAGATGCACGCTGGGATATTGATAATAAAGTGCTTAATGGAGTAATTGTTTATGGAAAAATTGATACTTTGGCAAATCTTAAATCATTACTTACCAGTATAAATTCTCAAAACTTGGTTGTGTTTGGAAATAAACTAGGAACTGCAAGCGACTTTAAAGGTTCGGAAACTGGAGAATTTAATTATGTAATAGCTTCCAGTTTTGGAGCAGTGCGTTCGTTGCGACTTACGGAAGGTGCTAATTTATCCGAAATCGTTTCTGGTAATGTTGAAGTGCTTGACAGAACTGGCGGTATATCTTTGGCTTCATTGCCATATTTCAATACGCCACTTTCCAACATATCTCCAATATTGGCAAACAAAGGTTTTACTGGCACTGAAATAGATGAGTTACGGGATACTGGAATTTCTGTAATCGGAAATAATAGAGCTGATAACGGAATATTGGTAGGCGAAATAGTAACTGCTTACAAAACCGATACTCTTGGTAATCCTGACACTAGCTTTAAGTTTTTAAATTTCCGAGACACTTACGATGTTGCTACCGAGTATCAGTTCAATAATTTAAAAGTAGATTATCAGCAAAGTAGATTAACTGAAGGAGATTTAAGAGACGGTTTGACTATGGCAAATGATGACAAGATTAGAGGTTCTATGATTACATATTATAAAGAACTTTCTGCTCTTGGAATTACTCCGATAGGTTCTACTTTCATAAATTACTATAACGATAATCTAAATATAATTTTAGATTTAGCAAATCGTAAAGTTACTATGGAGCAGAAAATTCCGATAGTTACTCAAGTTGGAGTTATTGCAATAACTTCACGCATTGCATTCAGCATAACTGCATAATTTAAGGAGAAAAAAATATGGCAAGAAGAAATGTAAATTCTCTGTCTAACCCGCAGGTAGTTTTAAATAATAGAGTTTTGGGCATAGTGCCGAATACTTTTATGTTTACAAGCGGAAGGGGTGAGCATACGCATCGCAGAGCGTCTACTGGCGGGAATGGGACTGTGGCTGTGTTTAGTGAAAATGCAGAGACATTTAAATCAAAAGCATCGTTTGAATTATTTCCTACTACGGATAATTTTGATGTGATTGATACTGCAAAACTAAACAAGGCAAATAATACGCTTGTAGCATCTGAAAACGGGAAGGTATTTGTTTTTACAAATTTTGTAATTACAAACGACCCTGAATTCAACACTGGAAACGATGCGACAGTATCGGTAGAGGCAGAAGCAGACCCGATAAATGAATAAAAATATTATGGGGAGATTTCTGTATACCTCTGGTCTCCCCACTAACAGAGGTGAAATAAAATGAATGAGCAAATAAAAAGCGAAATAAAATATAAACTAAAAATTCCTTTCAAATACAGCACTGGCGGTTCGCAGAAGGAAGCAAAGGAATTAGTTATCAAAGCTCCTAGTAACGAGATAGAAGACGAGATAATTAAGATAGAAGAATATCTTGGCAAAATTGACAATAAAATACAGGAGCTTATTTTTTCTTTAATAGACTTTTCTAAAATAAAAGAAGTGCAGAAGCAGTTCGAAAAAGAAAAAATAAGACAGCAATCCGAAGCTGATAATAGATCTGAAGAAGAAAAAATAAAACAGACTGTCGGTTCTTTAAGAACTGTATCTGGATTAAAAGACTGCTTAATAGCATTCTGTAAAATACTTGAGAAAACTTGCAAAGTAGACGGATTAGAGCCATTTACAGATTATATGTATAAACAAATAAATCCGACTGAAACTAAATATTTACTAGGAAAATATATCG